ACTAGTATAATTTACTGGTTGTTGTGTAGAATAACTACTAGTATAATTTACTGGTTGTTGTGTAGAATAACTACTAGTATAATTTACTGGTTGTTGTGTAGAATAACTACTAGTATAATTTACTGGTTGTTGTGTAGAATTAGTTGTGTAATCTATTGGTTGTTGGTTAATATAATTTACTGGTTGTTGACTAGTATAATTTATTGGTTGTTGTGTAGAATAACTAGTAGTATAATCTATTTGTTGTTGAATAGAATTACTATTAGTATAATCTACTGGTTGTTGGCTATAATAATTAGTAGTATAATCTATATTTTTTATAACACTATATTTTACTTGTGGTTGATTACTATAATTTACTTGTGGTTGACTACTATAATTTACTTGTGGTTGACTACTATAATTTACTTGTGGTTGACTACTATAATTTACGGATGGTTGACTACTATAATTTACTTGTGGTTGGCTACTATAATTTACGGATGGTTGACTACTATAATTATTATCTTCTAAATTATCTTCTAAATTATCTTCTAAATTATTTTCTAAATTATCTTCTAAATTATCTTCTAAATTATTTTCTAAATTATCTTCTAAATTATCTTCTAAATTATCTTCTGGATTAAAATCTGTATTATTTTCTAAGTTTAATTTTTCAATAATAATTTCTCTAGTTAACTCATCCTTATATTCTTCTTTTAATTTATCAATTTGTAATTGTGTATCGTGTAATTGTTTACGATAATTTTGTTGATGTTCTTTTTGCAATTTATTTCTATTGTTGATATCATTTACAATATTATTATTTGGTAAATTATCATAATTTAAAGTATGTGAATATGCAAAATTAGAATCTTCTAATAGAGGACCACTTTTTCCAATTAAATTAGGTGTATTAAATTTATAGTTATTAATATCTTCTGTTATTTCATATTTTCGTGTATTTTCACCGGATCTTGGAAATGGTAACACAAAGTTACGTGGATTTGAAAATCTCTTATCTACAAAATCAAATCTATCTATTATTTCAGCTTCTTTAAATAATTTAAAATCATTATTTGATCCACGTGATGATTCACCATTTCTTATATTATTATTAATATTTAAGTTACCAAATCCTCTACCAGGACCTTGATTATATGGTGAATAATAAACAAACTCTTGATCTCCTTTAACATCTTTTTTAATTTTATTTGTATAATTTAAATTGTAATTATATGGATCTAAATTATCGCGTAATTCTAATTGAGATTTATTTTTAGAACTATATATTTGTTTCATATCATCATATGATTTATTAACTTCAAAATATGGTTGTTTATTAAATTGGATTCCTAAGTTTTCAATAAATTTATTTTTTTTTTTAAAATTATTATTGTCCATTAAATAATTAATAGAAAATAATATTTTATTTATTATTATTTGCGTTAATATTGGTAATAATATCGACCTCTTGCGAAACGATTATCTCTATTTTTTAAACAATCTTTACCTTCAGATTTACATTTACCAAAATCACCATATACAAATTTTGCAAAACTTTCTTGATTGTTAATAATTGTTGAAGATGGCATAGTATAAAAGTTTCTATCAGTTACTGTTTTACCATATAAATCTGCTGGATCTGGTATCGCATTATATCTATATAATTTTAATTGTTCTTTACGAATATTATCAAGCGGACATGCTTGAGTTTTATTGGGATTTGTCATATGGTCACCTACAGTAAAATTCATAAATGGATTTTCTTTAGTTGGTTTAGTACATTTTTCAGTACCATTTTCTTTATTTATAATATCTTCAAATTTATCAGTAACACCTAAAAAATAAGATAACAATAATAAGCAAATAGATACCGATAAATATTTCGTATCTAATTTTAATACTATAATAATAATACTGTAATATATTGCTAATCTAGCAATTGCATTAACTTTTTGTATTTTATTATAGTCTTTTTTAGGGAAAAATTCATTTGTATTTTTTAGTAAAATAATTGGATTTTTAAACCAATAATCTGTCATATTATATTATAATAGAATTTTTTATGTCAAATAATATTATACTATTTGAAGGAATTATGGTCCAAGATTCTGTTATTGGTTCTGATGTAATTAGTAGACTATTACTTGATACATTATTATAATATAACGATGCTGGGTATTCTATTTTATTATCATTTACAAGATATCTAGTAATTACTACTACTTCATTGTTTGCAAAGATAATATTTGCAGATAATTCTATTTTTAGATATCTAAATAAATTAAGCATTATTTTCATAGATAATTTATAATCCTTAATTTTGTTATAAATTGATAAATATAAATAAAATAAAAATTCAGAATCAGTTTCACCTAACATTTTATACTTGGGATCAATATAATTCATTAATAATTTCTTATTTTTTAAAAAGTTTTTTATAAAACCATTATGGATAAATACATTATTTTCATAAATAAATGGATGCGTATTATCATATTTAATATCACTAATTGATTTATTTCTTATATGACCTAATACTATAGAAGATTTTATCTCCTTTAATTTATCATTTAAACTTTTATCTTGATTATATAATATAGGTTGTTTATATATTTTATACGTGTTATCAACTAACCATGCAAAACCAAAACCATCTTTATGTTGAATATGATCTCTATAATTATTACAACCGGGAGTAAATTTATGATCGTGATCACTTTGTTTTAAAAATGAAAATAATTTGGGTAATATATTTTCATTATTAATTGATAAAAATAGTCTACACATATATACTATTTAGAATTTATTTTTTATTTTTTGAATTAAGTGTAGTTTCTTTAATTTGTTTAATCATTTTTTTTAATTCTTTATTTTCTTTTTGTAAATCTGTCATTTCTTTTTTAGTATCTTCTTTAACAGTTTCTTTCAATTCACTAATTGATAATTTTTTGTAAATTATACTATTTGCTAATTGTACAGACCATGAGAAAGTACCATTTGATAAAACAATATATTGGTTATTATCACCTAGCTTATTTAAGGTACCACCTAATCTAAATTCTTTTTCACCAGTTTTAGGGTTAACTGTAAAGTATCTAATATGTGTTCCTAAAGGAATCTTATAAACTTCTGGTGATTTAATTTTTGTATAATCTGTTAGTTTCTTTGCAATATCAACATCTGATAATGTTGATTGATATGATTTTTCAGTTGGCTTATAGCTTGTATCTCTTGATAGTCTTTTTGTTATTTTATTAGGATCCATTATTAAATATTTAGAAAAAATATTTTAAATCAAAATATATTCTAAGTTATTAATATGACAGAATTAAGTGAAAATGAAATTTTCTACCAAAAATATTTAAAATATAAAAATAAATATTTAGAATTATCAGCAGAAATAGAAGCTCAAGAAGGTGGTGCAATTCCGGGTGCTAACTATATTTTATTTTATGATGACACAAATGAAGTTATTAAACCTGTAATTGATAAAATCCGTGATAGTTATAAATCATATATGAGTGCAGGTGTTAATTTAGATAAACCATTCCCTGCAGAAATTTTAAATAAAGATTTAAATGGTGTTGTTAATTTATTTTTATATAAATATGGTACCAATTATGTAACACAAAAATTTATTTTAAATTTATTATTTAACAAAAAAAGAGGTTATGCAGATGCTGAAAAACAAAATTTTATTAACTATAAATCTGGCCCAAAAAATAAAATTATAATGGATGACCATAAAATTATGAGAGAAATATTACCTGATGTTGAAATACAACAAGCCAATAATATAAAAGATATTATTAATGATAATTTCAATAATACTTCAAAAAATTCAGAACGTAAAGATAAATTAAAAAAACTATTAGAAAAATATGCCAAATATCAACGTGATATTCCAACTGATGATTTAAAATTTAAAACAACTTTACAAAAAAATCTTGGTGATTTTATAAATGAAAATCAAGTAGTTGTTCCAAGTGGAACAGAAGGCTCTATTACTTTAGAAATTAGCACTGCTGCAAGTGCAAGAGAACCTAGTTATAATGCAAAAATGGATAATTTTCAATTTAAACAAGTTAATAACATGATCGGTATTAAAATAAGATCAAATCAAGTTAAAAAAGGTAATTTTATAGATGAAGCTGAAAGATGGAATAATCAACCCGGATTATCATTTTATGTAACAGATATATTTGAAATTATTAGTCGTGCATAAATATAATAAAATAATAATTTAAAGAGAATTTATTATTTAATTATAAAATGACTGATTGGTATATAAATTTTTCAGAGAAAACTAATATTGATAATTCAATTATTAATCCATATGTTGAATTATTAAAAATAGTATCAACAAATAAACCTATTGAAGATAATATTCAAACAAAAGTTTGTCAACTTGAAAATGATTATGAAGAAAATTTAAAAAATTTAGAAACAATATGTAGTGATCAAGAATTCATAAATAATTTTAAATCGAATAATAGCTTAGTTATTTTACAAAAAGAATTAGAAATTATTAAAATACTAACTAAGTATGCTTTACAGAATAATCAATTAGATTATAATTTCTTTTTAGCATCACTAAAATATATATTTCAATTAAGTGAAGTATTAAGAGAAAGGTTAGGTCAAAAAGAAATAGTACATGATTCTAAAATTTTAGTACCAAATAATTTACCCAGGTGTTCATACAAGTTTTGTAGTTATAAAGATACATGTACATATAATTACAACGCAACAATTAAAAGTCAATGTTATCAAGACCATTATGTACATCGTATGGTATCAGCTGATTTATCAATATTAATAGCATATATTGAACAAAAATATCAAGATCAAAATTTTGTTATTCATAATAAAGAAATATTAAAAACAATTAATACATTATCTTTTGTTATTAATCATATGGAAAGTGAACTTCGAGCAAAATGTATGTATTTAGATGAAAAAGAATGGGAAGCTCAACATTACGTTAAAAATGTTACTTCATAAAAAATGCTAAACCCATCTACTAATAAAAATTGTCTGTTCTCAATTATGAACGAATATATTGTACCGATGTGTTAGAATATTCTAAACCCATCTACTAGAACTTTTATAAATAATAAAAATTGTCTGCTTTCAATAGAATTTGTTTTACAAATTCTATTATGAGCGACCGATCTTCTATAAAAATTGATATTTAATAAGTATAGATATATTTATTAAAATTTTATGGATTTCTATGATTTTTGGAAAAAAGAATATGATATTGATAGTAAATATAAATTAAAAGGTTTTAGTAGGGGATCATTACGTACTGGATTCATGTTATTACCATGTAAAATATTCTTAGATGCTGGTGTACCTACTCCAATAAAACCAAGTGTAATTCTAATAACGCATGGTCATCAAGATCATATTGATTCATTATATAATCATTTATTGGATACAAATGAAATGGTTCAAGTTATTGGTAGTAATAATTTGATTAATAATCTTAAAAATTATTTAAATTCATGTAGAAGTTTAAATGTTGGTTATAAAATAAAATTTAATAATTGGATACCAACACCAATTATTAAAAATTTAACTATTGTTTCTAATAATACTAAATATAATGTTGAAAGTATATATTTAAATCATGAAGTTGAATGTTTTGGATATGGTTTATCTGAAATTCGTAATAAGTTAAAAGAAGAATATAAAGATTATACTTCTTATGAAATACAACAAGCTAAAAAAGAATTTCAAATTACTGAAGAAAAATTATATCCAATATTGTTTTTTTGTGGTGATATGGATCATTCTAGTTTAACAAATTTACCATTTGATATTTATCCAATATTTATAATTGAATGTACTTTTTTTGAAGATGACCATTTAAAAGAAGCAAGATATCGACAACATCTACATATTCAAGATTTAATACCATATTTTGCAAAGCATCAAAATACAAAATTTATTTTGATCCATTTTAGTTGTAGATATACTAATACCCAAGTTAAAGAATTTGAAAATAAATATAATTTTGTTAATGTTATATTTTGGATTTAACATTTAGTTTATATATTTAGGATCTATCTTAACCGTGGTATTAAATATTCTATTCCTAGAATATCAAATATATCACGTTCACTTTTGATCGATAACATAGTTCCATCTTCTTTAGTTAATCCATATTCTGATAATTTTAATTTTTTAGTTTTAGCTATTGATCTCATTTTTTTATTTAAATCTGCAGATCCTGTGAAATAAACTAGTGCTGAAAACCAACTTTCATTGGGTACAAACCTTATATCAATACGTCTAGGTGGGTTTTCTTTATATTTTGTAAAACCCATATATTTTGTATGAATATTTTTATCAGTTAAATCATCTATTAACAATGGTTTATTATTATTTTTTTTTATTGGTTCTTTTAATAATTTTATAATATCAGATAGATAATTTTGTTTTGAATTTAACTTTCCATTTTTAGATATTAGAATATCAATATCACCTGATGTATCTTTTTCTCTTCTATAAGATCCACAAAATTCAAATAAATATTTTTCATTATCATTTAATTTTTTATTTATATTTTTGAAAATATCAGTAAATATTTTATAAACCTTGTCAATTTCTTTTCTAGGAATATTACCTTCAAATTTACCATAGTATTTTAAACCTAATAGTATTTTTTCATTAACTTCAATCTCTTTTTTATTAACTTTTTTAATTAAATCTTTAACAGATTTAATACCAAGATTATATAATTCTAGAGCATGAATATGACCGATACCAACAACTGATTCTAAATCTTCTAATGATTCTTTTTTCTCTTTAGTAGTATCTACAAAATTACCTAATTCACTAAGTTTACCAGTTTCTAGTATTTCTCTAACACGATCTATTGATCCTTTACCAATACCATTTACTTCTTTAAGACTTGAATAATTATCGATAGTAATTTTAATTGGATATTTTTTTAAAATTGATAATACATTTTTTAATTGTCTGAGTCTAAATTGATTAGCAGTTTTATTCTTTTTATCTGTTTCTTTGTCATTATCTTCATTTATAAATGTAATTAATCTTTCAAATTCATTAATAATTTGTGAATTCATATATACTATAATTATATTAAATATTTATAATATTTTTTATCAATTTTTAAATAAATAATGGAACACTTAATCTTTGTTGGTTTTGTCTCAAGAATCTTGGTGTAATAATTGAAAAATAATAATATAAAGACATATCTTATTATTATTAATAATGATTTCTGAGTTGTTTCCAATTACAGATTATACAAAATTACAGTATGATAATGAAGGATTATATTCAATTACTAATTATACAGAAGCAGATCAAATATCAAATATTATAGTAAATATGTTTACTGATATTAAAAATTTATGTATATTAGATGGTACTGGTGGAATAGGTGGAAATACAATAAGTTTTTCAAAATATTTTTCAAAAGTAACATCAATAGAATTAAATAAAGAAAGATTCATTATGTTAAAAAATAATATTAGTAATTACAATATTACAAATATTAAATTATTTAATGTGGATTCAGTAGAATATGTATTTAATAATTATAATAAATATAATATTTACTTCTTTGATCCTCCATGGGGTGGACCTGATTATAAAAAATACAAAAATTTAACTCTTAAAATGGGGAATAAAACATTATTAGAAATAGTAAAATTTTTAAAAGAAAAATCAACTGATAAATTAATTATTTTTAAATTACCTTTTAATTATAATTTTAATGAATTTTATCAATATGACTATAAATTATACAAAATAAAAAAATACTATATTATAATTATTTAATCAGATTTATAATAAAAGAGCAAGTATGCACTTCTATTTTGGATTGCACTCGCTGATATTTTAACAGCATCATTCGAATCATCAAATAAATACCATTCATTATCATATCTATTTTTGAGAATGCTAATATAATGGCCTGCATTTACTGAACCAAATTCTCTATGAATATTAACACCAATTAAACTATACTTGGAATTATTTATATAAGGTGAATTTGGATGAAAATATGAACTTATGTCAAAATCTTCAATAGGATAACTAACAGGATTAATAATTTTTGATACAGGCACACCAAATGCATTAGTTACAAATCTTTTTAATTGTATTACTAAAATTTTAGGTGATTTCCAAAATTGTATTTTTTTATTAGATCTATTACTTAATCCACATATTTCACAATTGTATTTATTAAACTTATCTAATTTTTCATTCTTAGTTAATTTATTAATACATTCTTCTAACGTAAACTTTTTATTTATATGAGTATTATTTTTAATAGGAATACTTATAGGCAATGTTGTAAATGATTCAAATGAAGGAGATTCTGATGAACAAAATTCACATGAAATATTAGAAAGTAGATAACCAATAAATAGTTCTTTAATTGGAGAATAATCTTTAGATTCAGCTTTTCTAATATAACTATCACCTATTATTCTTAATAATTCATTATTTTCTAGTTCTTGTAAATCTGTAAAATGCGAAGGAATTTTTGGTATATTTATTATATTTACTCCACATTCTTCTTCTAATGTATTAATTAGAAAAGTATAAAATTCTTGGGAATCTTGATGTTGATATTCTGCCCATGTTGAATCTTTAATACCAACTATTTTTTTTAAACTATTTGGACTAATTCTAATGTTATCATTTTCAGTACTTAATTTAATAGTTCTATATAATTGATAAATTACAAAATTTTCTATCTTTTTAACTTTAGTTTTTTTTTTAATATATTTATTAAAATCATTTTTTATTAAAAAGTCAACAAATGATGGTATTTGTTGTAAAATATGTAATATGGATATCATATAACATGATACACCATCGATATTTTTAAATCTAGATATTCCTAGTTCGAGACTCATTGATATATATGAATATATAAAAATAATAATAATAATCAATTTTTTTATAATGCCATGATAAAGCTCTAATAAAATAAATTTTATTCTATATTAAAGTAATGAAGATTAATTTTGAAAAAATAATTAATATTAAAACATTAAATGATTTAAAAAAATTTAACTTAAAAGAACCATTATTTTTTAATAATTATTTGTTTCATTATTTAATAATGTTTAATAAATTAGACATATTAAAATTGGAAACATTCCCAATATATAAAGAAAATGATGATGGCTTAAATGGTTTTTTCTTAGCTGCAAAATATAATAATATAGATACATTAAAATATTTAATAAAAACATACCCTGAATATATTTACAATAAAAATGAGAATGATGAATTATTTTTAGATTATTTAGATTTTGATAAAATAATTAAGTTATTAGATACAAAATTAAACTGGGATTTATTATTAAAAAATAAAATAGATGAACTATTTTATAATTTAGAATTTGATGATATTATGAAATTATTATTAATATATAAACCAAAAAATCATTATTTAAATCTAATAGTATCAAATCCTTCATTTAATGTTAAACAAATTATTAAACTATTAGAATTATTCCCAAATGAAATACAATTACGCGATATAGATGATGAAACATTAATATTTCCAGCTTTACATCGCAAAGATATTCAATTAGTAAATTACATCATTTCAAAAAATGTTAATATTAATTATTATACCTTAATTAATACATATCATCCTTTAAAAACAGCATTTAACATTGGGTTTATGGAAGCTTATAACATAATTTGGAAAAATATTAAATCACAATTTGATTACAATTTAACAAATAGAAATTTAGAGAATATATTACATTATTTATTAAAAAATAATATAGATGATAAAACATCAATGGAAATCATTGAAAATGCACCATCTAGTGCATGGAATCAATTAGATGTTAATAAAGTTAAACCAGTAGAGTTACTTTTAAATTATGATTTCTTAAAATATAATAAGATAATTGAAAATAAACAAGTTATATTACCTTTAGATTTTGAAAAAAAAATAAATAATGAGAATTCAAAATTATGGTTAAAGTTATTACAATCATTACCTAAATATGTAGAAGTAGTAAATATTAATGTAGAAAAATACCCTTATTCACATGCTAATCTATTTCAATCAAAATTTAAAGATATGACATTTTATATATTACATCTTAAAAAAAAATATTCAACCTTATATTACCCTAATATTGATGATTTTACATTAGAAAATTTAACTGATTTAGATGATATAAATTTAGATTGGCCAGATCCATTACTTGAAAATAATAATATGTTTCCATGGATTATTTGTTATCAAAATGAAGAAGAATTTTGGATTCATTCTAATTTAAATAATTTAATTAATGCACAACGAAGAACCAAAAAATATGATTTTGCTATATGTTATTTATCATTAAAAATGTTAAATGATGGTTTACATGCAAATATAATAATCTATGATTTTAACAATATGACAATAGAACGTTTTGATCCATATGGTGATACAGTACATTTTGATAAAGAATTAGATAATGTATTAGAAGAAGAATTAACGTGGAATACCGGATTTACATATCTTAAACCGTCAGATTATATGCCTGTTGCTGGATTTCAAACTGTATCAGATGAATTAAACCCGTATAAACAAAAATCTGGTGATTTTGGAGGTTACTGTTTAGCTTGGTGTACATGGTATTTAGAACACCGTATTAAAAATAAAAATATAAAACCAAAAGATTTAGTAACTAAATTGTTAAAAATATTATCACAAGATAACGATACCTTTATGGAATATATAAGAAATTATGCAAATAAATTAAATGAAGTACGTACTACATATTTACTTGACGCTGGTATGAATATAAAAACTATATCAAATATAACTTATGGAAATAACATTGAAAATTCGTTATCTAATTACATTATAAACAAAATTTAATGTGCTGCTAAACACATCTTAAACAAAATTTAATGAGCTACTAAACCCATCATCAAACACTGCTCAACTGGATCAACATCCTTTTCCATTGGGTCGCACATTTCAGATTCCTCCTCAACAACCGACTTAACCAATCTCATGATGTCTTCTTCGTAACTACCTCTACTTACCTTTGGTGCAAGTTTTGCAATCAGAAGTTCTTCAACTGTTGGCGGTACAGTTTCGTCTCTTTCGTAATCAAAGAATTCTGCAAACTCGTCGTCTACATCATCCTCACTTGTATAGAGAGCATCGAAGATCTCTGCATCGGTCATGATGTCAATTTCGTCATGAGTGTAAACATACACAACTGCCCACCCACCAAACACTTGTTGAATTACAACTACAATACTTTCGGAAGGTACTGGTATCTTTGCAAGTGGACATTTAGTGATGTGTTCATTCCATTTGTCATAGTCTACTTTTTTCCCACACACTTTTCCTTTTCTGATTCGTGCTCGAACAAGTGCACCTCTCATAGTACGAACCATCAAATCATGGCCAGCAATAGATTCCACAAATCCAATCTTAGATTCTAGAACTTCGCCATTTCCTAGATCAATATTCCAAGATGGGTGTCCTGGATGTGGGAACTGGTGTACTTGCCCTTCAGCCTGTTCCCTTTTTTCACGCGACCACGAGTGATTGCGTTCAGATGCGTGTTTCTTTTCTTTCTTGTCATTCTTCTTCTCTCTTTTTCCTTTTCCTTTTCCTCTTCCTCCTCCTAATATCTGGGTAATGTCATAATTAGATGTCATACTCTCTATAAAAATATGTTATAGACTTAAAATTTCAATTTTTATAGGAAGTCTGAAAGACTTTCTATAAAATTCTATTAGATGGGTTTTTTATAAAAAATATTTTAGATGGGAAAACAGATAATAAATAAATTTTAAATATTATCAATCCAATCTTCTCCATTATCTTCGATTTCATCTTCTTCCATACCATGCTGGATAACATTATTAGTAGTTACAGTGACACTTAATTCGCCTCTGTCTTTTAGATTTTGACAATCGATGTCACTATATATATGTTTTAAAAAATATTGATTTGCAGTAATACCTGGTTGAACTAATACCCAATATTCATGCCTATCAGCATCAGGAAATGTTACTTTTTCTTTTTTTGGTCCATACCAAAAATTACCCCTGATTATAATTTGGTATTCACTACCATTTATATCTTTAACTTTAATTCTATTACCATTTAATATTCCTTGAACTTTTGCATAAAATTCTCCTTCTTCAGAATTCGCAAATACCATATCGTTTTTAACAAATTTATTTTTTTTTGCACGTGTTTGATGTGTATCACCTTTTCCCATTATAATATACAATGATATATTATATAGATTTTAAATCAATTTTTTATAGTGAGTTTAAATTTTAATAAAAAATCTAGTTTAAAATTAATATGGAACCAAATGATATTAATGTAGCACCTATTATTCAACAAACTAATACTGGTATTGTTAGTAATATAAAAACTTTTTTATCAAATAAAAGAAATTTAGCTATTATATCTATTGTAGTTGTTGGATTATTATATTTTGCTCATAAAAAAAATTATTTTAAATTTTTATCAAAAAAAAAAAACACAACTGAAACTAATAAACCAGATACAAATGAAGACAATATGTTAGATGTTAATAAAGAATATAATATTATAGATGAAAATAATGCTCCAATGAAAATTAATATTAAAGAAATGATGGCATTTCATAAACAAATTATTCAAGAACATCAACAAGCACAACAACAAATTCAACAAATGCAACAAAAAATACAAGAAATGCACCGTCATCAACAAATGAAAGAACAAATGAAACAGCATGTTAATTTGTCTGATGAAAAACCCGAACAAAAAAAATTAAAACATCCTAAGAAAAAAGTAGTAGTTGAAGAATCAGAAGAAGATTTATCTGTAAATGGTTTAGATAATGATGATATTGAACAATTAAAACTTGAGCTTGCAGAATTAGAAAAACAAAATGTTTTAATGTAAAATAATAGTGTATTAATTTAAAATAATAGTGTATTAATTTAAAATAATAGTGTATTAATTTAAAATAATAGTGTATTAATTTAAAATAATAGTGTATTAATATAAAATATAATTTAATAAATTATATTTTAAATTATATTTAGCCTTTAATAAATTTGCATTTTTTATCCATCTTAAATGTTTCAACATTTGAATCTTTTGGTACAATATTAATAATGCATTTTGATTTTATTCCATATAAAGATTCAGTGCAACCTTTTTCTTTAGTTTTTTCTTTTGATTTAACTTTTTTAGGATCTATTAAGCATCTTGATCTAAAATGTTCATATCTATTTCTTACTTCTTCGTATGTTAGTTTTGATTGTTTGCCTAAATTTGTATTAATTAACTCATGCATTTCATATAACCATCTTGAAAAATTTTCTCTATTTTTTAAAACTGTAGAAGATAATGGTTTTGCTTTTAAATTTAGTTCAAAATTATCACGGCAATATTTACATGGCAGTACGTTTTTAAGATCTGTAAAGAAATTAAAATAAAATATTTTTTGTTCTTTTGTTGGTTTTACAGGATAGTTAAAAGTGATTGTATGTAGAGAATGCCATAGTGCCGGTCCCCATACATATGTTAACATCCCGTCATTTGAATTATAATCTTGCTCATTAAATACATTTTGAGCCATAATATATTAGATTAGAATTAAATTTTTTATAATTTATTCAATTTAAATTTTTATAATTTATTGTTGACAAATGGTTATCAATTATTGTTGGTAATTTTAAACATCCATTTGTTATTTTAACATTATCTAATTCTTGTAAATTATTTACACCTTTATTAGATATTATTTTATATTCATATAACTTAACTAACCAAAATAATATTTTTTCAGTATGTGCTAATCCTGCATGTATTAGTATATTTTTTTTATTATCTTTTAATTTATATATTTTTGCAATAGTAAAGTATTCCATAATATTATCTAATAAATTATTTATCTCTTCTAAAACATGTTTATTATTATTATATAGTTCTAAAATTTCCTGATTTAAAAATCTAGAGTTGTTTTTTTTATATTCTAAATACCCATTATAAATAACTTGCATATGTGAACCTAAATATTTATTATTTTTTATATAGTCTTGATTATATATTTCTCCTAAATATTTAGATACTTTATCATGTTTGAAATTATAAAAATCTTCAATCAAATTTAAATATTTTAATAAATTAATGTCTTGTTCTTGTGAATTCTCGAGACCGCCTCCACGTAAACTTAATTCTATTAATTCCCATGAAAATGGAATCAAAAAAGGTCTAATATCTAAAGCATGTATTATATCTGAATTATTTAAATACATATTTTTTAAATCTTGTGTATGTTCAGCTTCTGAAAATAATTCTTTTAATTTAACATCTTCTCTTGGGACTTCTTCTAATAAAATATTATTTGAATCTAATTTATTCATAAACCAATCTGAAATTTTAATAGAATCACTACAATATGATAATTGCGAATGCATATCAGATAATAATAAAATATTTCTAGGATTTTGATTATTTATACTTTCTAAATATGTATATCCTATTGATCCATATAGATTAATCATTAAATTAAATTAGATAATATTTTACAATAAAATAAATGACTCTAAATTATAGTTTCTTTATCTAAATTATAGAATTCAATCAATGCATTAATAATATTATTACCCACCTCCTTTTTTATATAAACACAATGAATTTCATCTTCATAATCACTAGCATTACGTAACATATACCAACACGAAGGCCTTTTTGGACTAATGCGAATTTCAGATTCTCTCACAATGTAATATTTATATCCTTTTTTCCCTCTATTGCGCCTATGTAAATATAACTTAAATTTAGAATGATATTTTACTAAAGGTGAATTGTTACACTTTGCTATTTTATAGATAGAATTGTATGCTGGAAAATAATGCTGAGGAAACCCAAAGCAAACAGATTTTAAGTCAGGAATAATAAATTTAAATATTTCTTTACCAATAAATAACGGTAATGCATCAATCAAAGCATCTAGTTTGTCATAACCTTTACGATTATAACCTTCCTGATTAAAACCTTTACGATTATAACCTTCCTGATTAAAACCTTTACTATTATAACCTTCATGATCATAACCTTTGCTTTTATGTTCTTCTCCTAAACTATCACTAAATCTGTGTCCTGTATATGCGATAAGCATACTATTTCTTATAAAATAATAAAAGTATTTATTTTCAACTTTTTTATTTTACACACTGAAAATAATAAATTATTTTTAATGCATATTGTCCACAAGAACAACAATGGTCTTTATTTGATAAATCTAATTAGATTGTCTGAACCATCTACAAATTAGGTTGTTACCTCTTTTAGCATAATTTTTTAATAATGTTGGTTATGTATTTCATAATAACTATGTTTGTGTTTACGTATTTTTGAAATAAAAAAGAAACTAATATTATACATTCATAAATTAAAATAAACAATTATTCATTGTTCATTTCTAATAAATTAGTAAAACTTTGTTCTTTATTAATTCTAATTACTGGCGAACTAGTATGATAAATCCACCAAATTCGTGTAAGAAGCTTACCAAATAACTTAGTTAGATTAATTTGACTAGTATGAAAACAATAATGTTGTAATATTTTTATTTTTGTACTAAAATCAAATAATTCTTGTCTTAATATATCATCTTTAATATCGACTAAACAATTATTTCTTATGGAAATCCATATGCGACCATCTATAAAATTTAATATATCTATATCTATATTACGTAATTCATCATAAATTGATTCATAATTTATTTTTGATGATGATTGTACTAATACATCTTCCATGTTATTAGCTTCTTTTACATTAATAAATTTAGATAAAAAATATGCTAATTCAATTTGAGATGATTCTTCATTAGGATTACAACATTCAAAATATTGTTTCAAATAGGATTGTAAATAATACATAATTATTCCTTCGTTAGAATATCTGAATAACCACAACATTTGTGCAATATTTTTATCATCATTATTACAAAATTCCCAGATACTTTTATAATTATTATCTAATTTAGTATTATGATTATTTAAAACCACTGATAAATAATTTGATTTTAACATATTAGTATTTAATTTAAGAAAATTATATTGACTAGTATCTGATATTTTCTTTGGTGTTGACCAAATTATTTTGTCTGAACCACACACGTTAGGGATTGAACTAATTGATAATTCTTTAATACGTTCCCATGAATAACCAATAAATACAATATTTCCTTCTTTGTCTAATCCTCTACGACCAGCACGACCTGCCATTTGGTGATATAACATTGAATCTAGATTATCTACTATTGATGTGTTTTTATAAATAACAACAGTTCTAAAAGGCATCGATATACCAAAAACTAATGAGCTATCACTAAAAACTACTGCTAATTTTTTCTTAAATGCTAAACTTTGAATCAATCGTAAATAACCATCTGGTAATCCATTTGTGTACACACCAATACCTCTCCATAATAATCTAATCAAAAAATGATAATCACCATTCATACAAGGGAAATATTCCTTATATTTATTAGCCCAGTCTTTAATATCTAAATCTGAAAATTTATCATTCTTATTGTATATAAAATCATTATGTGGTGCATTTATATTTTCTTCATCTCTTAATTCAAATACAAAATCTTTAGTTTCTTTTATTTTTTTATCTACTTGTTTATCTGTTAATTTACTTAATTCTTTGTCTAATTTTTTATTAAATCGTTTATCATTTTTATTTTTATTCATTCTTTCTTTAATCAACTGTGGATATTTTGTTGATTCAGCTACTTCTAATTCTTCTGCTAGCTTTCTTACTATTTCTAAACAAGATATTGTATTATGTTGAAAAATAATTGCAGGAAATTTATCATTACTATTTAATGTATCTAATACAGGTATTAAAGGAGTATCATAGTTTTCAAAATTAATTGATGTATATTTATTAATAATATCTGATATTTCTTTATTATATTTATCAAAATTATTAACCATAAATTGAATTAAACTATTAAAATATGTATATGTTTTTGTTAATTCTATGACTTCATTTTTATTAAAAAATATATTTGGATTAAGATTATCCAAATCTATATTATGATTTATTAATTCTGTTACTAGAGACCAAGTGTCTAGTGGTGTAGGATTTATTGTTTTAGTAAGAATACTTTTATTTATAAATTCATCTATAGTAACTAATGATAATGGATGTATCATAATAATTTGATTATTATCGTAATAATAATTCTGAAGATTAAAAAAGCGCTTTGTACAATTTATATTTTTAACCATGTGGGCATTTATTGGATTTAAAGATTTGAACCAATCTGTTAATTCATCTAAATTACCAATTGTTGCTGATAAAGCTAGAAATGGCACATTATATAATATTTTAGCAATCATTTCCATCGCAGACCCTTCTTTCTTACCAATCATATGAATTTCATCAAATATTACCCAATTAAAGTTTAATTTAATAAAAGGCAAGTAATCTAATATTAATTCAGGTGTACCGACAATAGCAGGTGAAATATTTAGTAACGATATTAATTCATCTCTTCTTGGTATTGATTGATATGTTAATGTTATAATTGGTATATCGCTATTTATAATATTTCCAATATATGCGGAAACTTGCCATGCAAGTGCATCAGTAGGTACTATATATAAAACACGTCCTTTTGTTGCAGCATAACCAGATAAAACTGATTTACCAGCAGATGTTGGAGCAGATATAATTGTAGAATAATTATTATTTATATTATTTATTGTCTCAATTTGCCAATCATCGAATTTATTAAATCCTTTTTCATTTAATGGTGGCATTTGGTTTGAAAATTTTGTAAACTGTAAATCAATTAAATCTAATTCATTTACAACATCATTCATTTTCAATATTAAATTTTTATATTTCTCATTAGAAGTTGTAATATTTGTCAATGAATCATTGTATTTTGGATTTTTTAATTTAAGATAAAGATTAGCTATGTTTTCTTCTTGATTTTTTTTTATAAATTGTTCTAATAAGAACATCATATAATGAATTTTACCTTCATCAGTTTTAACAACCGCTTTCATTCCTAATTTTGTAATATCATCAATATCTTTTTTTAAAGCCTCTTTATTTTTTGCAACTATCCTTTCAAGAATTATTAAATCTTTACTAGATAATGTTTTACCAGCATTAAAATTAATTAATAATTGTTCTTCTCTTGTTGGTGTTGGATTAATATATTGTTCTATATGTTTAAGATTTAAACTATTATTTGGAGTAAGATCTCTTTTAATAGTCTGTTCTTCGTGATTGTTCTCGACCTTTTTTTGAAATATTGAATATTCCCAAAAACCTTTATTTGATTTTGGATTATCCGATTTATTATGCGTTTTACGATTATATGACATAGTATAAATAAAAGATTAAGTTTTAAATATTTATATTCAATTTTTATTATTTTCTTTAGGAAAATAATAAAATTCTAGTAGATGGGATTAGAATTTACAAAGTAAATTCTAACACATCGGTACAATTTTTATCAATCGCTCATAATAGATGGGTTTAGAATTTATAAAATAATTGTTTATTTGTTAAATAGTAAATATCTAATTGATAAATTTAGATGATTATTTGTAGCAATAAGTGCATTTTTAATCTGTTCTTCATCAAATCCTAATTCCATGATTTTTATTAATTCTATATTTTTACTACAATCAATATTAGGATTTGTATTTATTTTTATTATATTTCCTGAACTAATATACTTATAAAAATTTTTATATAATTCTGGTTTATTATTATAAATCCTTATTAAATTTACAAAATCAGGATCATCAAAATAATTAATATTTGGACTAACAATAACTTCGTTTTCACTATCATCTTCATCTTCTTTATCTTCTTCATCTTCTTTATCTTCTTCATCTTCCTCTTCTTCTTCACTTGAACTTTCACTAGAACTTTCAGTTTTCTCTTCATTAGTTAATACTGGTGTAGTTATTACAGGTGTATTATTTACTCCTAAAAATGCGAGTTCTCCATTTGTTTTAAATAATGAAATTAATTTATTTTTTATTTCACTATTTATTACATAAACATATACTTTTTTTATAACATCATCAGAAGGTTCATCTAATTCTTCTTTTTTTAAATTGATAGTATTACATGTAAATATACAGTTATCTAACTCTTCGTCATTTATATCAGATCCTTCAAATTTAATAAGATGGTTTTTTATAATTATCGAATTTAATTTTGGCGAAAAAAATTCTATCTCATAAATATATTTACTACTATTAATTATTTCAGTATATCCAACGAGTCTTAATACTATTTTCATAAATATAAAGTTAAATTGATAAATCAATCAATTATTCAATTTTTATCAATGACTATTAATTCAAAAAAAACTGATCGTTTTAATACTTAATAAAATAGTATTATATATTAATGATTAATATTAATAACTTTAAGGGTTTTAATAATATTGGTAATACATGTTATCTAAATGCTGGATTACAACTAATTATTCATAATAAAGATTTATGTAATAATATTCTAATGCAATCATCTTCCAATCCTATATTAAATAATTTAAGTGAATTTATAAAATCTTACCATGAAAATTCACAATTTAGATCATTAACTCCTGATTTTATAAAAGAATTAGTTAGTAGTAAAAATAAACAATTCTTTGGATCAAAACAACATGATTCATATGAATTTATTATTTATTTCTTAGATTTAATATTGGAATTAATTAAAGAAAAAAATATATATGAAATCATTACAGGTATTTCTGTAAAATGTAAACTAAAAGCTTGTCTTAATATTAGTCAACATGATGAAAAAAATAATTATTTGTTGTTAGATATTAATAATGAAACAACAACATTAGATGAATGTTATAGAAATTATAAACTTAGAGAAAAATTGGTTGAAGATAATTTGTATTTTTGTGAAAAATGTAATAAGAAAAGGATTGCATCAAAGAGAACAGAAATTAAGGTATGGCCAAAACATTTAATCATAGTATTAAAAAGATTTAGTTATAATGGTAGGAGTCAAAAATTAAATAATTTGATTGAAGTACCAAGTGAATGGAGACATAATTATAAATTGAAAGGTATTGTTTTCCACTCAGGTTCTTCATTTGGAGGACACTATATTTATATTGGTAATTATAATAATAGTTGGATAATGTTTGATGATTCAGATACTAGAGAAATAAAATTATCACAATTAGATAATTATAAAAATTATGGATATATATATTATTTTGAAAGATCTTCTTTATAAAATGAACTCATTACTATTTTTTTTATAGTTGATGCCCCGCCACTTAATATATTTGAATAAGTTTCAGTATCTGAATTTATAAATTTAACAAGGTAAAATTTAATATTTTCTTCAATTGTTGGATTAATTATTTTAATGACACTTAATATTAAAATTAAATAACCTAAATTCTTAATAATATTTTGAAACATTTTTGAAAAATTACTACTTAATAAAAATATAACTAATATTATTATAAAAATTTGTTGATTCATTATAATAATATATAAAATAAAATTTTATTCTATATAATATTAATGGATTCATTCCAAAAATACCTCAAATATAAAGAAAAATATTTAAATCTAAAAAATTCACTATCGTTACAAAATGGAGGTGGTACAAATAAACCAGAATTATATTTATTTAAAGCTGAATGGTGCGGACACTGTAAAGCATTTAAACAAGATTGGGACCAATTAAAAAACCACCAAGATGTTAAAAATAAAATTAATTTTGTAACTATGGATGCTGATAAAAATAAAAAAGAAATAACTGATTGGAAAATTGAAGGTTTCCCAACCTTAATTTTAAAAAATGGCGACACTGCAACTGAGTATAATGGTAAAAGAACAATACCTGAACTTATTAAATTTATAAATACTACTATTTAATTGGAATATATTTCATCAAAATTATTATTAACTATAGGAAATATTTTTTCAATAGTCTCAATAAGAGAATCAATATTTTCAATTTGATTTAATAATGTATTATTTTGTAATTTTATTTCTTTAGTTATTGTCGATGATTTATTTTTATTTAAACTATTTAAAGATACAGATACTTCTTTTATTTTTTTTTTCCTTTTATACTCACATTCTCTCAATAACTTTTCTTTATCTTTTAATCGCCATGCTTTTTTTTCTTTTTGAAATACATATAAATCATTGATAGTTGATAATGCAAGCAAGTTTTTAAAATTTAAATTATTCATATACTCGTTTATTATTGGTTTATCTATATTTTTATAATAATTTTCTATATTATCATTGATCATTATTAAAACAATATATATTTTTTAATTTTTAATTATACCTAAATTTTTTAGATTAATCATAATATTTTCATATTTATTTTTATTAGTTTGAATTTCAATATTTTGTTTATTAGTATAATCATTTAAATCTTTTTTTAAATCTGTAAAAATTTGTGTAGATTCTATACTTTTATTTTCCATAACAATTTTTTGTTTAATTGGTTTACATAATATTTCTTGATCCTGTCTTTCTTTTGCTTTATCTGCTAATATTTTTTCTATATTACTTAATGGTATGTCTTTGCTAAGCTCTAAATCCTTCTGCGTTTTTATATCAGTAAGTGTTTGATTTGTGATAGAATTATATACTACATTATTTTTTTTAAATATATTTTCATTGCGTGATCTTTCAGTAGTAGATTTTTTAACCAAAACATCTGGATTAGATTTATTCTTTGATTGTTGATAAAAAATATTATTCTGTAAAAGTTGTTTACTCATTATATTAAATAAAGATTTATATTATTAAATAAACACATTAATTATTTTATACAAAATAATAAAATACTAAATATTATTATACATGTAGATATTGTTGAAATTATCCAATGACATAATGCAACTTTAAATAATATTGTATCGTTTACTGTATTAACACAACTATTACCAAATAACTCATATGCACCCCATATAAACATAATAATACATTCAAATAATACAATTATATCATTACATATAAGTTCATTCTTTTTTTTAGTACTTTGAAAATATAGATTAATACTACCTATAATTAATGATATTAATACATAATACCATATACTTGATGTTGGACATTTATTATATACATCAGGTATTGTTATAGTAACTAGTCCAATAATATCAAATATAAATAATATAAGACTACCAATTACTAAAAATAATATAGCACTAATTGATAAACATATTGTTTTTTTCAAATTTAATGATTTTATTGTTTGGTCTTTTACTTCAACTATTGTTTGGTTTTCTTTTATTGTTTGGTCTTTTACTTCAACTATTGTTTGGTCTTTTACTTCAACTATTGTTTGGTCTTCTATTATTGTTTGTTCGTTTTTATTATTTATTATAATTATTTCATCTTCATCCAAATCGAAATTATCACCAGTATTCATTGATAATAATAATAGTTATCACTATAATTATTATTCATTTTTTTCTAAAGATAAAAGAATATATTTTAATAATGAATCTATATGAAATTTTAGAAATTAAAACAAATGCTACTGAAAAAGAAATAAAAAAAGCATATCATAGATTAGCATTAGTTTATCATCCAGATAAAAATAAAGATCCAAAATCTACAGAAAAATTTCAAAATATACAAACTGCATATCAAATATTAATTGATCCAAAAACAAGAGCTGATTATTGTAAATTAAATCGGGTTGAACAAAATAATTTTGTTGATTTATTACAAAAAATTTTTAAAGATAGTTTAGTTTTAGAGGAACTTAAACATTTTGGAATAACATTTGATAAAAATGATTGGACCTATTTGGAAAATAACTTTAAAAATTTATTTGAAGCTTTAAATTTTAAAGAAATACTAACATTATTTAGACAAGGTAAATTTCCTAAAAAAAAAATAGATGTTAATTTAACATTATCAGATACAGATAATGAAGAATTCACTGATTTAAACTCTGAATCATACTATTATTTACCAGTTTATTACCAAAAAATTAATAAATTAGACATCAATTTAAATTTAAATATTACATTAAACGATTTGATCGAAAATAATAAAAGGAAAATTAAAATAAAAAGAAATATAGATGGTGAAATTATTTATAATACATTTATCTTTAATTTAGATAAACCATATATTGTTTTTCCGAATGGTGGTGATACAGAAGATGTAGACTCTGGTAATTTAATTATAAAATTAAATTTGCCGACTACATTTTACTGGCATGAAAATATGATAATTGTTGAACAAAATATGTCACTATATGAAATGATTTATGGATTAGATATTAAAATACAAACTGGCGATGATAAAATAGTTATACCTAAATGGGTACCAAGTAGAGATGGATTTTTTATTGATATTAATCAAATAAAAATAAAAAATTATGTCTTGACAGTTAAGTTGGTTTTAAATTATAACCATACAGAAGAAAAAGAAAAAGTATTACAAGAATATTTTTCCTAAATATTTTTACGTAATGCCATATATTTGGCTTTATATTTAAGGTATTTTTCTTTGTAAGTTCCACCTTTAAGATCTAATTTAGGTTGTTTAAATACTTCTCCAGCCATATCATTACAATTTAAAGAATCCATTATTCTTTTAATTTCTATATTATGTTGATTAACATAATCATCTACAAAATTTATAATATCTTTGTATTCCAATTTGTAAGGTCCAGTTTTGTTAAAAGTATGATTATATATTCTACCACCCGTTTTATATTGGTTCCAATTTCTATCATTCTTTTTTTCTTCAGGACCCTTATTATATTTATTTTTAACTAATGTTAATAAATTATCTGGATGTTTTATTTGTAAACCATATGCGTTAATAGGAGGAGTAGTAAGAGCTACAGATAATGGATTAAAATTATGCCAATCTGCAAATTGTATTTTATATTCTGTTGATGATGAATCTTCTTTGAACCAAGGAAATACATCAACCCATGGTATTGCTTCAACATTTGATTCACCTTCATTTAATTTAAAACGGCTTAAACCTAATTTGTTAGATGTTTCGATAAATTTAGGATATGACATTTTAACTTTTATAAACCATATATTATCTGGATTATATTTATCAACTTGATTTATTGATGTTAAATCAATACGTAATGCATTTTCTGGTTTATACCATCTTGAATTACCTGATATATATTTAACATCTGGTGTAATTTTCTCAAAAACGAATATATCAAAACCATTATTTATACAATCTTTCATAAATTTTCTGTAATCATTATAATCTTTATCAGTTATAAAACCAATATCAATATCATCATCAAATGGATATTGTGGTACCCCATATTCATAAAATGCAAGAACATTACCACTATCATTGAATATAAATTTATCTTGCGTACCTGTTTTTTCCATAATACATTCTAATAATTTCCATGATAATGCTTGATAAATAGGACTAAATGTAGAATCATAAATAAATTGTAATGTTGGAATATCTTTATCATTAATTTTATATTTTGAAAATAAATTTGTTATAGAATTATTTATAAAACTTCTGTCATTTTGTTGAATTAATTTTATGAAATTAATATTTGGTGTATTATAAGTATCCATTTTGTAAGGTGATAAATCTCCATGATTTTTATTTTTATATTTTTTAGATTCATCTATAACTTTTTGTGATTCAAAAGAATTATCACTTTTACTATATTTTTCAGTATTACTAATTAAAATATCAATGGCATATTCTGCCCAACCATTTAATTTTGATAATTTAATAACATTTTCATTAAATATTCTATGATCCTCATCATTATTTAATTTTAAATTAATAAAATATTCAGGTGGTACATCATAACCAGCATAGTTTAATGATTTCCAAATTAATGGAACCCATACATTAGATTGTGTGGCATTTGTACCTTTTGGATTAATAAAACTAACTATATTTGCAATTTTTTCACCTTCTGTAATACCACCAAGTTGTTTATCTACTTCACCATACATTAAAATTATATTTTGTAATGCTGATTTTATATGACCATTATTGTTATCATCAATACCATTTTGAATAACTTTTTGTAAATTATCATTTTCTTTATTTAATTTATAATTAGATATATTTAGTTTTAATTTTAATTTATTATTTTCTAATACATTAATTACATATTCTAAATCTTTAGGTGAACGTAAAAATCCACTTATTAAGGAAGGTTGTTTATCATAATAAAATCCTGATAAATAATCATCTGGATTACATTCAATATCAGTTATTACATTACCTAAATAAGGATAAGTACACCATTCAAGAGCATTATTTAAAGCGCTTAATCTACAACTAATATTAATTTTATTTAAACTTGCTAAGTTAATATCTATATCTTTAATATATTCATTTGCAATTTTTTCAGCTTCAATAAATTTCATTTTCCTAAGAGACTCTTTTCTATTTTTAGATATTGAAAAAATAGTTTCATTAAATAAATATTTTGTTGGATAAATTGATAGAAGTAATCTAAGAGCTTTATCATTTTTTAAAGTTATGTCATTTCTTAATTCTTCAATCATATTTATAAAATCAAATACACTGATAATAGTATCATTATTTATTTTTTTACTGATAAATAGATATTTAAATAATAAAAATTCAACATTAGAAAGTGTATTATTAGGATTTTTGTATGATTCTTTATTAAATACACGGCCAATAAAATGATGATTATAATAAATACTATTTATTCTAAAATATTCAATTCTGAAAAATGAACTAAATGCATATTCTTCAATGCCATATTCATAATCAGATACTATTATACCTTTTTGTTTTACACCTGGTGATATTTCTTTAATCATATGACCTACACATTGATATGGTCGATGTATTTTTAAAGGTAAATTATTATTATTATCTAATAAAAACATCATTCCAATACTTTGTTTATAAATATTAAAAGGTATAATAGAATTATCATCTGTAAAATTTATAAATTGAATAATACCTGCAATTGCAGATCTTAATTTATTTGATTTATCAACATTACATTTAACTCTATCATGCCATCCAGGACTATATTCAATACTTGAAGGAACAAAAAATAACTTATTATTTTTATTTTTAGAAATTTGATATAATGTATTTATCCATTCATAATCATTTTGTCCTAAAGAATTTGTATGAGCATCACGCCATATTAAGTGTTTAGGACGATTAATAATAATATTATTCCAAGTATATTTTGTTTGAATTGTTGAAATATATCTTACACCTTGACCAATATAACCATCTGAGATATGACATTCATTTTCGTTACCTACATTTTCAATAAAAGGTCCTTTAAACTTATAAACAAAAAAATCTCCTGTTTTATTCGATCCAGTTTTACATGCCATATCATAATAAAATAGAATTCTACATAATCCACTTTCAAACTCATAATTTTCATATTCTTTTATATTATTATAATATTTTGTTAATAAATTATTGATATTATTAATATTTATATTTTCATAGTCATCATGTTCAAACTTACTAATATATTTAGTAACTTTTAATCTATCATCATTTCCTGAAAATTTTTCAAATGCATTAAGCATATACCAATCTAAATAAGTTCTATAATTTGCATCTGGAAAATAATAGTTAGTTAATATTATTTGTTTTAAATGATTTTGAAAATATTTTAAAATCCAATCTGAATAATCAGGATTAATTATTTTACTATAAGGCATAAATAAAGATATAGAAAATGTAGGTGTATCATTATCGTTGGGTTTATTCAATTTATTTATTCCATATCTGTATAATTCAAAAAATTTTTTTTGATCATTAACTCTATCAACGTTTTTACTATTTATTTCTGCTAGTTTATCAAAAATAGGTTCAGAATTATTTATACTAGGATAACTACCTCCTGATTGATCATAATTATCATAACTATCATTATAATAATTAATATAACCACTTCTTAGTTTATCACATATTAAAGGTTTTGGTTCTTTTCTTGGTGGGAAAATAACATCACCTTTAATAATTAAATCGTTATGACCAAAATTACTAGTACTAGTTTCTTTAACAACTTTGAATCCAGTAGTTTCAGATTTTTCATTATTAACTACTGAAGTTAAATCATAACCAGATAACATTAACATATATAAATATCTTAAAATTATAATAGTTGTTTTATCATCAATATGTTTTAATCTTTTACTAAATGTTAAAGGTAATGACATCATTTCATTAAGCAATGATGCATTTGATGGTGTTAACTCAAAATTAACAAAACCAAAAATTTGATTAACTTTGACTTGTTGATCTTCATCTAACTTTGAATAAAAATAATCTGATTCAATAATAACCTTATTAATTACTTTTGTTTTGTATTTTTCATTATTAATCCATATTTCAGGATGTAAAATAATAGATATTAGATTTTTATTCATATATATATATTATTATAAAAAAAAAATTTAAATATTAAATTAATATTTATAAAAAAAATATATAAGATTATATAATGAAAGATAGTTTTAAAGATTTAATAATTGTTGTTCTAACTATAATCTTACTTTATTTAGTTTACAAAAAATTAAATATACATAAAAAAAATTCACGTTATGTAGCACAAGATTATAAACCTCATCTTAATTACAGTGAACCCCCTCATAATTACAAAATACAGAGAGTACATCTAGAATCTTCTGAACCCGAATATATTCATCATCCTAAACATCAACCCAGTGAATTATTATCAATTAATTCAAATTCAGCTAATACGCATCACGTTGAATCTAATATGTTAGATAATGAATTACATCATATTGATACACAAGTTCCATACCATGTAATTAATGAAAATCATATTAATGAAGAAATTAATCATAATTTAGGACAAACTGAATGTGCTTCTGGAACAGATTTTACAAACAAGGTTCCTGTTCATTTACCACGTGATGAATTTAATTATGATAAAACAATAGACCAAGAACATTTTAACTATTATGATAATGAACCAAGTTATCCATCATTTTAAATTATTTTGTTACCATATTTTTTAATTTAATATATTTATTTTTATATTTATGATATTTAGTTTTTTTTGAATATTTATCTATGTAAAATCGTACACATTCAAAAGTAGAATCATTGCATGCTTTTAAATCTGTATTTCGACATTCAACATTTTCAGTATCATTAAGTGCTCTAATTGCAAACTCACCCCCACCCTTTTGTAAATGCAAATTTACGTGAAATATTATCAAATGATTTTTGATCACATTCAACTGGTTTTTTATAAAATTCATCTGGAATATCATATCCACACCATTTTATACTATTCCAAATCAACGGACAAAAATATTTTGATAATGTATCTCTTAATTCTAATGGATTGCCTTTTGCAATATCATGCAATAACCACATTGATAATTCAGTTTCTAAATCGATATTAAATCCTAATATAACAATTTGAAGACCAGCAACAATATGTCAATCTGGTTCATCTATTGTACCAATTGATTTTAAAAGTTCAATATTAATACTCATATATTATATCTTAGAAATAAAATTTTTACAAATAAGTTCTACACCCATATACTAGAATTTTTATAAATAATATTAATTTACTTTGTAAATTCTAAACTCATCTAATAGATTTTTATAGAAGAATCAAAGATTCTTTTATAAAAATTGAAATTAATATAAACATATAATTAGTTATTAATATATGGAAATTCCTATTTATCATAACCAATATCCAAAAATTTTTGAAAATGTACTAGTTACATTTACAACACGTAATGATACACATATTGAAGCTGACTTGATAGATTATAATATGAAAGGTATGATGTCATATAATGATGCTACTAAGAAAAAAAAAGTATATAGCTGGAGTAAGTTAGTACCATTAGGAAAACCAATGGTAGCAAGAGTTGAACAAGTATTTGTTGAATCGAATTATGTACAATTATCAATTGCTTATTTTTATAATAATAAAGCAAATGAAGAAGAAATTAACAAAGCATTAATGAAACCATTTGCAGATAATAAAGTAACTATTACTATTATTAAAAAATTAACATATGAAAACAAACTTGATTTTAATGAATTTTGGAAAAATATTATTTATAAGCTCGATGAAATTCGCAAAGAATATGATCCACCAGATAGTTTATATGAAGCATTAAATAATAATATAGATAAAGTTAATGAGTTAATACGTATTAATTATGAAAACCATGAAACAATAATTAATACTTTACATAATTTACTAAATAATAAAATTAATAAAATCGAAACTAAATTTGGATTAATTTCAAATAATGGTATTCAAAAAACAAAAGATTTACTAATATGTATTTGCACAGATTCAAAATGGCAATATACTCTTAAATATCACACCGCCCCATATTATATTTTAGAATCATCAAGTGAAACATCAACTGCAGCAGATCATGAATCTTTTATAAATTTATTACAATCAAAATGTAGTGAATATAATGTTTTTACAAAAATAGATTATACTGCAAAAGTAATCTAAATCTTTACTTTTCTTTTTAATCCCATAGTTTTTTCTAGATTTAACTGTGATGTTTCTACTGGTTTATTTCTTTTAAGTGCTAGCATTCCATCTGGATAAAATATTTTGTCTAATTTATTAAGCGAACCTCCTAAACTTTGTACATTTTTCTTATAAGATTCTTCTATTTGCATTTGTCTAGAGATTAATGGTGGTTGTAATAATAAATATTCACTGTTATTTGTTTCAAAATTTTTTCTAAATTCATTAATTGACATAAAACCACCAAATTCTTTTAATATTAACCACGAGGGTGCTGGACTAATATTTTTAAATCTACTATACGTCATATGGTACATAAGATTAATTAATGATTCACGTTTCCAACTAGAATTATCATTTAAATCAATATTATATGCTTTTACACAATTATATGAACAGAAATTACCTATACAATAAAATGTATTCTCAAAATATTGTTCTGGTAAAATAACATTTGGAGTACTAAAACAATTTTTACACCACCAACATTTAGTATCTTGTTTTACTTCAATATTATAAATGTTTATTTTATTTATATATATACCATTTGAACTACGACTTTCTGAATCTGCTGTTGGACTAATTACATCTATTTTTATATTTTCTGAACTAGTATCATATACCACTTTTTTCTTTGGTTTATCTGGTTTAATAAAAATATCATTATTATCAAAATTAGCATCAATATCATCAGGTGTAATTGGTAAATGCGCAATTATTACTTCTTTTTCAGAATCTATAGGGTCTTCTTTTATAATTGGTTTTTCTTCACCTTTATTTTTAGGCTTTCTCCCTCTTTTTTTTAAAACTTTTGCCCCATTTACTTCGGACATTCTCTTAATTATTAATTATAATCGTATATCTTTATATTCATTCGTTAACAATATAAAGAATATTTAATAATTTTATTTCTAACATATTTTATGAACAATATAAAATATTTTACAATTTATGGTGAAAGATGTTCTGGTACTAATTTTTTAGAGGAATTAATAACTAATAATTTTAATATAACAATAACATGGAAATATGGATGGAAACATTTCTTTGGATTTTATAATTTTAAAAAAACACAAGAAGAAAATGAAACATTATTCATAGGTATAGTTAGAAATCCAATAGACTGGTTATATAGTTTTCATACAAACCCTCATCATATACCACCACATAATAGGCCATTAATGAATTTTCTAAATAATGAATTCTATTCAATATCTAATATCAATGGTAAAACAATAATAGAAGATTTTCATTATGAAACAAAAAAAAAATACAAAGATATTTTTGAATTAAGAAAAGTTAAAAATAATTTTTTAGTAAATGTTATGCCAACAAAAGTAAATAATTATATGTTAATTAACTATGAAGATTTATTAGTATACACTGATTTTTTTATAAATAAAATTAGCATAGTATACAATTTACCATTAAAAAATGATACTATTATTAAAATAGAGTATTATAAAAAAAATAAAAATAAAAAATATGAACCTAAAAAAACATATTTTTCAAATGAAATGTTTGCATTAATTAAAGATAAATTAGATATAAATCAAGAAAAAGGACTTAATTATATTATCTAATCAAGAAATTCACCATCATCAAAACTATTTATTTCTAAATTTTTAACTGGGCTATTTAAAAATAATACTTTCTTATCTACTAAATCATTATTAATATTAATTTTTGTATTAAATTTTTGAAATTTGGTTCTTGCTTTAATTATCTCTCTTAATTCAGATAGTTTAGATATATTTTGTCTATAATATAATACCTTTGACCAGGTATCATTTAAAATTGGTAATATATTTTGAAAAAACTTAACATCTCTGTCTATTACAACATTATGTGAAGCTTCAAGTTTCCAATATACTACTTTTTCAAAATAATATTGGCTTGCTAATTCTGGATATGTTGTTTGCCAATTACTTAGTGTATTAACAACCCAATTATCATATTCTATTTCATCCATATTTAATTTTGGTGGATATAAAAATTTACTTTTCCATTCTATTAAATCACCATCGAATTCAGGTGTCCATACTTTTGGTAAAAACTTTAGAATTATACCTTTTTTAATTGAGTTATCAATTTCTACTTTTTCACTATTTGTACCAATAGTATGTACTGTATTGTTACAATCATCAACAAAATATGCAGTTCTATTTTTATATTCAGATATTTTACATTGCCAGAAATCACATTTATCTAAATCACAGCATTCTAATTGTTGTTGTACTTGACAATAATAATAGAATGGACAAATATGTCCTGCTATTTTTCCTGATGTATAAATTTGTCTCATAACAGTACATTTAATTTCTAACATTTTTCCTAACATTTTAGAAAATTTATAATCTAATGTTTGATTTGAACAGATACCATCAGGTGATGCACCGAGTATTTGATATTTATCAGATGGTAATGCACCAAACTCTGTTACTTTTGAATTATATATATGTTCATAAATAAGTGTAGCAATTGGCTCATACTTTTTCCCATGATATACATTTGCATTATCTAAAAACTTGTGTTCTGGGTCACACTTCTTTAATATAAAACTTTCAACAGGTTCATATGGATTTTCGTCAATAGCAGATGCAGTATCTGATGCTGTAATTCTATTGTGTCGATAATCAAACCATTCTTTAGTTCGTTGTTCTGGTTGTGGTAAATTTTTTAATTTGTCAAACTGTTCCTGTAATTTTTTATATTCTTTTGGTGTTTTTACTTTTGGAAAAAGTACTTCATGTTCTCTCAAAAACTGTAAATCTAGTTCGCTATTTACAATTTTATATTTACTTTTAAACAGTTTGTTAACAATAGAATATAATAGATCAAAAGATACAATTGATTTATGACTTTTTGATAAATCATCATAAATAGTTTTACTAATTTTGATTATATCTTTATGAGCAATCTTTTTATTTGTTTTTAAATACTCATTTATTTTTTCTAGTGAGTCATTTATTATATTAGTAATTAACATTATATATTAATTATTAATATGATTTAATATATAAATCAATTTTTTTATAATTTTTGATTAACATATAATAAATCACAAAAACTATAATTCTTTGAATCTAAATTTAAACTAATATTATAGTTTAATTTTTGATGTTCGTTATTTGCTATATGTCTAAAATTATTATCTATTAAAAATGTATTAATATCATAAAAATCACATCCATTTTTATAAGTGGGTACATTTGATGCTTCTAATATTATATATTTAACTTTTGGTAAAATATTACTTGCCGATTTTAATACTTCTAATTCACATTCTTGTACATCCATACAAATCATATCTGGTATAATAAAATTTTGTTTACAATATTCATCAATACTAATTGAATAAACTGATATTTTTTTTTGAACATCAGTTCTTCCATAATCTGGATCAGAAATTGGTCTATTTTTAACAAAATCAATTTCATAAATAGAACTTGCACCCATATTATTATATTTATCTAAATCAAATGAATAAAAATCAATTGGTCCTACTTGAGTTGAAACTGCTAATTCGTTAAAAATAACTCTGCTATCATAATTGTTTTTTTTACAAATTTTAACACAATCTGGATTTGGTTCAAATGCATGAACAATTGTATCATAATGTTGTGCTAAAGTATTAGCATCTAATAGATCTCGTGAACCTATTTCAAATATGACTGCAATATCTGTTTTATCAATTAAATTAAATGTCCAATTATATGCCATAATAACTATAATAATATATTATTATACTGATTATACGCAGAAAACTTTAGTCAAGTTTACATCCACTAGCAATTTCAAACAAACTATTCTTAAAAGTCTGTGTTATGTTCAAACGACTCTCAAATTCAGGTTCCCATGGTCTGGAATTCATTAGCAAATTCCTTGTGAATGATAGTATCTCGTCAGATGAACTACCATAATACATGTCTGTAATTGGAGCAAAGATCTTACCAATACCTTTTGTATTAATCAACATCTTGCAAACAATAGTTAGACTATTATTGTCTGCTGATTCAATTATACCCTTCATACGATCTTGAGCTTTAGCATTTTGACAAAGGAAAAACTCAGATTCAAAGTTAATTTCCTTTAACAATGCTTGGTGACATGTTTCAACAAATGGTTGTATCTTCTGATCAAAGTTATCAAAAAAATTATGAAGTTCCTCAAGAATAGGGTAGTGTTCAGCACAAGATGCAGGCAACTTGAGAAGTTCCCCAATCTTATCAATTTTTACCTTGTGACAATTGTAATACATAAGAGTCTTGATTTTTTCGTAATCATATGTATCATCCTTAGGTGTCAACATTACAAACCCTTCTGCATGAATAGTACGTGTTGTAAACTCGTCCAAAGTAAAATTCTCAAGAAACTTATCTTTGGATAAGTTGCCATTTACAACTTGATCTAATTGTTTCATCAGCTCAAAGATCTGTGATGTATTGGTAATCTTAAGATGCATAGGTTGCTTAAAAATTCGTCTAGGCAAATCAAAATGGGGAACATACCTGTTATTCCACATTGCACCAAGAAGAATGAAATAATGATCGTCGTAACTTTTAGCAAGCTCTCTATGAACATTACCAAGGAATGTTGTACGCTCCTTGCAAATGGCTTCAAAGTAAAAACTTACCATCTTGTTATCAGCAAAAGATAGTGATCGATAGTAATCAATGAATAGATTCACAAAATCTGGTACAATTGTCGCCCAATCAGCAAATGATGTTACCTTCTTATTTATTAAATTTTGAATTGAAGTTAGAAAGTAATCCTTCATCTTGTCGCTAATAAACAATGTTCCACTTGTAGAAACTATAACAATGGGTAATGAGTTATCTAAACAATATTGAACGATTGTCTTGGTAAATTCATCTGAATAATTCAGACCTAGTTCTGAAATGATTGAATATTGAACAGAGTTAACAGGGTAAATTGTAACACCCAATAATGACCCGTCTGCTTTCCCAGTCAAATTAGTATCCAATTTGTTATTTCCAGATAAAGTCTTGATCAATTGTTTCTGATAAGTTTCTAGATGATGACAATTAGATTTTTCAATATCTTGGGTTCCATCAATTCCATTATCTGTATGCACCTTAGTAATAAGCTCAACGCCACGGTCAAGACTATCCTTTAATGGAATCACACTTTCAGATTCGGTAAAATAGAATCTACCACGAGCTTGACGAGCCCACTTTGGTTGCCAAATTTTATTGACGCCATCCATATACTTGATACCAACACATCCTTTAATATGGTCAGATACTGTATACTTGTAATATGAGAAAAATTCACGAATACTACCAGCATTTCTCAGTTTCTCAACTAATTCACGCAAATCCATATTCATTGTTTGACTCAGAATAGGAACACGTGGAATACTTTGATTGTAATCGTAAATCTCCTCAAATTTCTTATACAGATGCTTCAATATGTCGTCTTTTATGCCTGACCAACCAATAGAAATAGCCAAATGTGCTTGATAGAGAGAATCATCTTCGCCTTCTGTGGTTGCTATCATTTTCCTCCAATTGATCTTTGACATAAATGGATTATAAAGTGATGTTTCACCATGTGCATCGAGTTGATTATTTAAAGACATACCCCAACGTCCAAGTGATTCCTCTTCGGTTATTACAGTATTACGATGATGCCAAAATGCAACACGGAAAGCATCTTGAGCAATCTCTGGAATAATTGTATCAATTGCATCAAACATTGTAGCACAAGTATCAACAATAACAATCAATCCCATTTGAAGACCATCATAGATATCATTCATCATTGCTTTGTTAATATCAGATGCTTCTTTTTTACCAGAAGCCTTGTACTTTTCCATGGTTTCTTGGTAAAACTCTGGACTAATTTGGTCCAGAGTAATATCATGATTACCTGAAACAATACGGACCGTATATAGATCTCTGGGAACCCAAATTGACTTTGAACCAAACTTTCTCTTTAAATTAGCACAAAATGTTGATTTTCCAGTAGAAGAACCACCATTGTTCAAAATAAGAAGACCCTTTTTCTTATCAAGAAGCTTATAGTCTTGTGATGAAAATAAAGACTGTACATATTCTTCTTCAGTATGATCAATATTTTCACGGATCTGTTCAGCAGTCTTGGAATAAGTTGAACTTGGGACCATTGAAAGTTGATCTCCACGACGAAGAATAATCAATAATCTCTTAATGGAATCAGGAAGAATATTTCCAGTAAATTTGTGCAGAAGACTTGTTTGATTAGGAAAATAAGTACACATGTGGAAATCTGCTAGAGTTGAGATATCTCCCCAATCACTTTTTGTCAAACCAAACACATCAAGCAGCTCAACTGAATAAAAATCTTCAATAAGAGCTCCACCGACAAGAGCATGGCCCTTAAACGATGTATGTTTTCCTTGAATCACCAAGGTTCCAGGTTTTCCAATATCATGTAGAAGACCTCCTAGATACGCTTTAGTAGTTTCTTTCTCATTATATCCATGCGTTTTTGCTGTTTGATAACAGATCTCAGCACAAGATATCAGATGATCAAAAAGACTCTCATTATGTGGACATGTAGCTTTACCACAACTGTGCCAATGTTGTGATTTAATATGTTCAAAAATATTTGCCCAAGTAAAGTTAGAAGTGATGGTTGTTGTGAGACCATCAGTTTTTGTTGGAGTAACTCGGACTTGTTGGGGAATTCTTACTTTAATAAGTTTTCCATAAATAGTATTACAATCTTGATTAGATGTCATATAAATTAATTAGATAGTGATAAGATTATAATTTTCAATTTTTATAGAAAAATCTTTGATTCTTCTATAAAGATCTAGTAGATGGGTTTAGAATTTTATTATTTTTAAACTATTGTATATTGTGAATTTTGAAAAGCAAGTTTTGGTATTGATGTAATTTTTCCTTTTGTTTCATCATAATTTACTTTATTTTTAATAGATTTATCTTTAATTAATTCAATAAGTGTATCTTTTAAATTATCTTTTTCAGTCTCATCTTTTATTTCTAAATTATTAACAAACTCTTTGATTTTAATAATTTTATGGATTAATGTTAATTTTGTCCATGGTTTTAAATATAAATAATCTATTGTATCTACTTGTTTTTGAAAATCTGTTTGACTATTATTCTGACTAATAGCTATATTTTCCGTAACTGTATATTCATTTACTGTATCATCCAATTTAATAAGCAATTCGTTTATTTTATCAACATTAATATGTAATTTATGGCCACCATTTACTAAATTATTTAAATATTTAATTTGTAAATTCTTTTGAATAAATTCTAAATTATATTCCATTAATATATAAGTTAAATACTGTTTACATTTAATTATATAAATAAATGGTATATAAAGAATTAGTAGTTTACAATATATTATGAATCTTTTATTATTATGTTTAATGAATTTATTATTGAGTTCTGAAACACATCGTATAATTTCAACAAAATTATGCAAAAATTGCAAATATTTTATAGCTCATAAAAAAGAATGTGCCATGTTTGGAGATACAGATTTTGTTAATGGAAAACATGATTATAATTATGCTAAAACTGCTAGGGATAATGAAAATAAATGTGGTGCGGATGCAAATTACTTTGAAGAGAATACAAATAAAATTATAACTGTTCCTTATTATTTTATATTAAATAGTATATCATATTGGCCACTAATGCCAATTGTGGTTTTATTTTTCATATATATAGATGCATTATATAAATTAACTCATCATATACTTTAAGTAATTCACTTATTATTTTCTTCTAAAAATTGATTTTTATTTATTTATAATTTATTCTTAATATATTATATGGATTTAGACGACTTATTTGCATTAAGGATATATTTTCAAGATCAATACGAAGATGAAAATGATATAATTAAAGAATTAAAATATGAATTAGTAAATCAAGGATTATCTGAAGAAGATGCTAATAATAAATTAAAAGAATTTTATAATACGTACGGTATTGATATTGATATTAATATTTTTGAAGAAATTGAAGCCCCAACTGATGACTTTTCAGAAAATATATTTAATAATAATCCTTTTTTAAATTTATTACAAAATAATAACGCTTTTGCTAATTTGTTAAATAATAACGCTTTTAATAATTTATTAAATAACAATCAAGGTAATAATGCTTTTAATAATTTATTAAATAACAATCAAGGTAATAATGCTTTTAATAATTTATTAAATAACAATCAAGGTAATAATGCTTTTAATAATTTATTAAATAACAATCAAGGTAATAATGCTTTTAATAATTTATTAAATAACAATCAAGGTAATAACGCTTTTACTAATTTATTAACTCAACTACAACAGCTACAAAACAATAATCCAGGAAATAATTCTATTAATAATTTATTAAATCAACTACAACAATTACAAAACAATAATCAAGAAAATAATAACCCAGTAAATAATAATCCAAATGATAATCAACAAATTGGTACAACTCCCAATTCTATTTTCATCTTATTAAATCAACTATATCATCAACAAAATCACATTAATAATGAAGATGATGAAGGTGAAGGTGAAGATAATGAAGATGAAGATAATGAAGATGAAGATAATGAAGATGAAAATAATGAAGATAATGAAGATGAAAATAATGAAGATAATGAAGAAGATATTAATAATATTTTACCTAATATATTCGTAAATCCATCACAAAATGAAATAAATAATTTAGCAGCATTATTATTAGCTGGTTTTAATATTGTACCACCGCCACCTCAACAGGATGTGGTTTGTACATTGGATGAAGAAGATAAAGGAAAATTATCTAAATATATATTAACTGAGGATCATACAGAAAAGTGTAATATATGTTTAGATGGATTGGTAACAGATCAAGAAGTAATAAAATTACCATGTGATCATGTATATCATTCAGAATGTATTCTTGAATGGTTAGATAAATATAATTATAAATGTCCTTGTTGTCGAAATGAAGTTGGTAAAGCTAAATATAATGTTTAAGTTTCATATGGAGATTTCATTAAGGTTGCTAATAATAATAATAATGTTCCGAAAATTATCAGAAATATAGAAAAAGCAAATTGTCTATTATTAGATGAAAATATAAATGGTAATGGATTTTCTTTATTCTCTATTCTATTTAATATTTCAAAGAATAGATCTCTTATATTTAAAATAATATTTTCTACAGGTTGTTTATGAGGTAATAATATTATCTTCATATCTTCTTCTTCTAAGTTATTCTGTAAGTTAATATTTCTATTATTTCCTATATCATTATCTTCAAAATTTTTATTAAAATTAGTTGGGTCAAATTTAGTATTTTGATATGTTTTTGCAACACTTGTCATTAATTATAATAAGAATTAAATAATTTTATATTAATTAATAATTTTTGATCGTAAATAGGCTTCTTTTTTCTCTGTATCAAATAATAAAATATTATTTGGATTTAATTGATAATAATTATTAAATAAAGAGGACGCATCTAATACATCATTAATTATATCAAAAATAAATTTACGTATTTTAATTATTGATCCTATTTTTATTTCATTATAAAATGCATCTTTATATCGTATTTTATATACAGATAAGTGGGAAATTAACCAATAACCATCTCTAATAATATATTCTAATTTGCATAATAATGATAAAATCGTTATTTTTTTGTGATTATAACATTCTAAATATACTAAATTATTATTATTTTTTAATAATTCAAATAGATTTATTTGCGAGTTTATTACTTTATCAATTGACATTATATCTATTAATATGTTTATAATTTAAAAAAATATCTTTAATTGTCTGCTCCCAATTGAGTTAGCAAAGCTAACTCAATTATGAGCGAATAGATTAAAAATATTTTTTTATAAAAATATCTTTAATTGTAGCGATGTGTTAGAATTTACAAAGAAAATTCTAAACCCATCTACTAACATTTCTGCTCCCAATTATGAGCGAATGATCTTTATAGAGGAATCAAAAATTCCTCTATAAAAATTGAATTATAGATTAATTTTATATAGATATATATAATTATGCTATATTTAACGTGTCCAACATGTGGTTATTTTTTAGGTCAAAAAACTTTAGAATGGGAAAATAAAAGTGATGAAATTTGTAGTAATCCAAAATTAACTCTAGAAGAAAAAGAAAAGAAAAAACAAGAACTTATAATATCTTTAAAATTACCAAGATATTGCTGTAGAATGAGAATGATGTCTTATAAAGATATTGTTCAAGATATTCTACCAGTACCTAAAGAAACTAAATAATATTTAAATATTTAATATTTTATATATATAATGTTAGCTAATATTTTATTTAAAAATGTAAAAACTAAGTATTTATCATATTATCCTCGTTGTAAAGATTGTATACATTATATCAAATATGAGATTGATTTATATTGTAGATGTAAAAAGTTTACATTTGAAAATATAATTACTGATGAACTTGAGAATGAATATGCTGATTATGTTCGAAGAAGTAGATCTAAATGCGATCATACTGGTAAATACTTTGTTTCATCTAAAAATAATAATTCAATTAAAAAATAATTATTTTATAAAAAATATTTATTTTTCAAAAAAAAAAAAAAAAATTTTTTAAAAAAGTGGATATCCACTTTTTTATTTTTAAAATTATATAAAAATATAATTTATAATAAATAATAAATGGATATCCATCATGGATTACACAGTTGTAAATTATGCAATAAAAACTATTCAAGTTATAAAAGCTTATGGAATCACAACAAAAAAATTCATACTATACATGACAACAATATGACATTGAACGACATTAAAATGACATTGAATGACACTAATGTGACATTGAATAATAATATCAATAAAGTAGTTGAAATAAAAAAAAAATTAAATTGTAAATACTGTGATAAAAAATTTAATCATAGAAATAATAGATGGTCACATGAAAAAAACTGTAAAAATAAAAATGAAAATGAAATTATAGAAAGTAAAAAAATATTTATTAATAATAATCAAATAAATAATAATCAAAAAATAAATAATAATCAACAAATTAATAATAATCAACAAATTAATAATAATCAACAAATTAATCAGCAAATAAATAAAATAGTTATAAATCAAATTGGTAAAGAATCAATTGATTGTTTACCGATAAAAGATATATTGAAAATAGTTCGAGATGGAAGTAATGGTCCAATAACTTGTATAAAAAAATTAAATTTTAATAAAGATATTCCAGAAAATCATTCTTTTTGTACAACAACACTGGAAGGAAAACATTTTACAAGAATAAATCATAAAACTCAAAAACCTGAAAAAATAAATAAATCTGATTTTATTAATGAAATTTTATCTAGCTCTTTAAAATTTATAGATAATATTTCAATGTTAATAGAATTTGATGAAGAATTTAGGAATAAAATACCAATAGAAGATCAAAATAAAATAAAAGAAATTTTAAAAAATCAAGATAAATTTCATCTTTCTAAAAATAAGAAAGCTTTTTTTAATTGTATAAATGATATAAGTTATAATTTTAAAGATTTAATATTAGCAACTTGGAAAGTTATTCAACCATTAGATGAGGAGGCAGATACTGAATATTTAATTGATGAAAACTTTAATTATAATTCTTCATCTGATGAAAGTGATACTGAATTATAAAATATACTTTTTGTAGATATACACGCGCAACTATTTACTGTTGAATGGTTTTTGCGAAACTAGCGAAGTCAACATCTTCTTTTGATTCTGTTGGTGCTACTGTTTCTGTTGGTTCTGTTTGTGCTTTTGCTGCTGGGGCTTCCGGGGCTGCTGGTGCTACTGTTTCTAGGTCTGCTATAATTGTATTTATTCTGGATTCAAATAATTTATATTGGTTAACATCATTATGACATTGGGTTTTAGAGTTACTACAAATATTTATTTCATTATTTATTTTATTTAATTTATTTATTTTAATTTCTAAAACTTTATTTTTTTCTTCGATAACATTTTTTTTTTATTTTCGGCTTCTAATTCTTTTAGTTTGTTATTCAGATTTTCTTTATCTTTAGGGAGTTTTAACGTGTCTGTTAATGTATTTTTTTCTTTTCTTAATTCTCTAATAGATTTATTTATTACTTCAATTTCTCTTTTAGAAGTATTATTAATTATTAATTGATAATCTTTTATTTTTTCAATTATTTTTTCTTGTAATAAACTAAAATCATTTTTTCCTATCTGTGGATCTGATTTTTCTTTTTCAGAACCACCTTTAAGATCCATATATTTTTTTTTATACTTTAAATATTTTAAGTAATAATTAGACATTTTATTAAATATAACTAAATAAAAATTGATAAATAGATTTATAAATAATAATTACATGTCTTTATGGCTCAAATTATATCAGTTGATGGTAATATTGGAAGTGGTAAATCTACATTTCTAAAAGAATTAAAAGCAGAAGTTGCAAAACAAAATATTCAAAATATTATTTTCATACAAGAACCAGTAGATCAATGGTCTGAAATTAAATTCAATAATAAAACAATACTTGAAAAATTTTATGAAGATCCCGAAAAATATGCTTTTCCTTTTCAGATGATGGCTTATATTTCTAGATTAGCTTTATTAAGAAAGGCAATTAAAGAAAATCCATACTCAATTATAGTAAGTGAAAGATCATTATTTACAGATAAATATATATTTGCAAAAATGTTATATGATGATAAAAAAATTGATCCATATTCTTACCAGATTTATAATATGTGGTTTGATGAATTCATTAGAGATTTACCAGATCATAAATATCTTTATTTGGAATCAAGTCCTGGAGTAATTAAACAAAGAATTAATAAACGAAATCGTCAAGGTGAAAACAATATTGATATTAATTATTTAATTAATTGTCATGAATATCACCAAGAAATGTTTTTGAATAGGAAAAATTTAATTGCAAGAATTAATATGGATAGATTTGACATTGGCGAAAACAATGCAAAATACAAAGATCTAATTAATAATACAATTAGAATTATTTCAAATGAATGTGCTGCATTAGAAAACACATCTGTTTATAGTAAAGATATAAGAATAGCTTATTTAGCGGGGATTTACTCATTGTTAATAGTAGGTCTCATCTTTTTAATAATTAATTATTTTATTCATGGTTAAATATTAATAAAATTATCTACTAGAATTTACAAAGTAAATTCTAAACCCATCTACTAGAATTTTATTGACTGCTCCCAATTGAGTTAGCAAAACTAACTCAATTATGAGCGACTGATCTTTATAGAAAAATCAAAGATTCTTCTATAAAAATTGTACCGATGTGTTAGAATTTACAAAGTAAATTCTAAACCCATCTACTAGAATTTTATTATTTTCCTAAATGAAAATAATAAAAATTGAATATTGATTTATAGAATTCTAAACTTATACATTTAATGACAACAAATTACATTAATGAAGGATTTAAAATTTTTAATAATTTAGGTGAGGAAGAAATAATTCAGATACCATATAATATTAATAATGTTTTGGTCACAGACGAAGACATTATTAAGTTGCTTGATAAATATAACGTAACTTTAGATAAAATAAATGATATTGATAAATTTAGAGAAGCATTTACACATAAATCTTATTGTAAAAAAGTTATTTATCCAGATGATGTTTTAAAAGATGCTAAGAATGAATTAGGTAATCCAGATAATTTGCTTGAATTAAGAGAAAAATCTTATGAAAGAATGGAATATTTTGGTGATCGAGTTTTAAAACTTATTGTTTCTATGTATCTATACTATAGATATCCAAATGAAAATGAAGGTTTTATGACTCGTCTACAAACTAAATTAGAAGATAAAACTAATTTGGCGATTATGGCAAAAGATATTGGTCTTGGTAAATATTTTATTATTTCTAAACACATTGAATCAATGAATGGTCGCAACACTGAACGTATTCTAGAAGATGTTTTCGAAGCATTTGTTGGAGCGTTGTTTTTATCTAATGGTTTTGAACCATGTTGTTTATTGATCGTTAATCTTTTAGAAACATTAATTGATTATGGTGAAAAATTATATTGTGATAATAATTATAAAGATGCATTACTAAGATATCATCATTCACAAGAATGGACTCATCCTAAATATGATATTATCTATTTCGAAGGGCCTGCACATAAAAGAAAATATATTGTAGGTATATATAAACATAACATTAATAATACAGATATTAAACAAAATAAATTTATTGGTTATGGTATTGGTAATTCTCATAAAGAAGGTGAACAGAATGCTGCAAAAATGGCATTAATTATTCACGGAATATTGAAAGATGATCAATATAGTCAAAGTGATATTTATTATCCACCGTGGGATCGTATTGAAAAAGGTGATACCGATATTTTATCTAATACTACTGAATCAGTAACTAATAAAAATATACCAGTTAATAATGAAGATAATTCAGATAATATGTCTACTTATTCAGATAAGTCAGTTTAATTTATATTTTAAAATTGCGTTGCTTTAAAAACAAAAACAATTATATTAATTAATGGAAAATATACAACAAAATTTTTTTTCTAAAAATAATATTGGCCAATTAAATGCTAATTTAGTAGACCAATTAAATATTAGAAATCTAGATAATAACCAAAAAATACATATTGCAAATACATTAGTTAAACATATGAAAATTTTATGGAAAAATTTAGATTTTAACAAAATAAGTAATAGTAACATCAAATCAATATTTACTCAGTTTAATACTATTTCAGTTAAAAATACATTAGAAGAACTGAAAAAAAATAAACAAAATGACCCATCTAAATTAAAATTTGAACGGGATTTTAATTCCCTTACAAATACAAATGTAAATTTTGTTGAAAGATCACAATCAATGTTAGGTATGAATTCGCAATCTTTATTAGAAAATGATGATATCACTCACCAATATAGACAACAACCTAATCAACAACAAAACAGACAACAACCTAATCAACAACAAAACAGACAACAACCTAATCAACAACAAAACAGACAACAACCTAATCAACAACAAAACAGACAACAACCTAATCAACAACAAAATAGACAAGAACCTAATCAACAACAAAATAGACAAGAAACTAATCAACAACAAAATAGACAACAACAAAATAATAGACAACAAAATAATAGAATAAATACATTAATGGGACCAAATGAAGAATTTATAAATCAATCAAGAGCTACACATAGTTTAACAAATAATTTTGATAGGAATTTAGACAGTTTATTTAAACCACTTATAGATAATATACCAGATGAGCCATCATTTAATAATTATCAACAAAGAAAAAATAATTCAGATGATTTTAAAGAGAAATTACAAGAAATACAAAGTATTAGAAATACAGAAGTTCCAAACGGTAAAGCTAATTTAGAATTACCAGAATTTTTAAAAAGTAAAGCAACTAGTTCTCGACAAAATACTGAAATGCATGTAAATAAAAATAACCAAACTTCTAATCAAGTTTCTAAGAAATCACAAGAAGAGACATTAAATTTTTTAGATGGTATGAATGATGATGATAACTTATATAGCTTAGATAATATTGATAAACCATTAATAACTGAAGAAGTAGATGAAGATCCAGCACCATTTTCAGAAAGATTAAAAAGATTAGAAAATGATAGAAACAATATAAAGTTTCCTCAACAAAAAGCTGTTGATTTTAAAGCAGATGTTTTTGAGGATACATTTGAAGAATTATCTAAGTATGAACCCACTATAATTAAAAAAAATGTAAAACAAGAAGAACAAGAATATCAAAGAAATCAAGAACAAGAATATCAAAGAAATCAAGAACAAGAATATCAAAGAAATCAAGAACAAGAATATCAAAGAAATCAAGAACAAGAATATCAAAGAAATCAAGAACAAGAATATCAAAGAAATCAAGAACA